GCAAATATAAGTGAAGTATTTTACATAAAAACAAACTTTTTCGTGAATTTTTTTATTTATTTATTAAAATCGGCTCTATTAAATTGAAAATCAATTTGAAAGAATTTATATATCTATTTATCAATGATTTATAAAAATATAATGATTTTATTGTAATCATTTGGAAATAATTGAATACTTTTGCCGCTGATAACCTAATTAGTTTATTTATGAATATCAAAGAAATCATCATCCAGTTGCTGAAAGCCAAGTTTCAGGGGGTCAGCGACGCAATCCTTGACAGGATAGCCACAAAGTTGGCGAAGACTGTCACGACAGAAGAGGAGGCCAATACCGCAGTCGAGGGAGTGACCTTCCAACAAGTGCTTGAATCGTATGGCGACAGCCGTGCGACAGAGGCGCAAAGAACCGCCATTCAGAACTACGAGACGAAGCATGGGCTGAAAGACGGCAAACCCACACAACAGCAGCAGACACCGCCATCGCCGCCGCCACCGCAAAAAACGGAAGACATGCCCGATTGGGCAAAGGCTCTTATTGACAGCAACAAAACCGTCATGGAGCGTCTCAATGCAATGGACGGCGACCGCGTGACAGCCGAGAGAAAACAGAAACTTTCTGAAATCATCCAGAGACTGCCTGAAAACCTACGCAAAGGTTATGACCGTATTTCGGTTGACAGACTGAAAGACGATGAATTCAACACCCTTTTGAGTGATGTCACTCTTGAAGTGGAAGGCATCGTCAAGGATGCAGGCAAGAAAGGGGCTGTTTTCGGAATGCCGCCTGTGGGTGGGCAGCAACCACCAAAGACGCTGACCGAGGCGCAACTTAAAGCGATTACCAATCGTACAGGGGCACCTGCTGAGGGGCAGCCTTTCTAATTGTTCAACAATCAAAAACTTATCATCATGGGAATGACAGTAAGAAAATCGAAGGACACTTCCACAGTGAGAGTCGTCATGCACCGCGTGGCTGATATTCGTGGTGGTGTCTCCATCGTCACCGCCGAACTGACCCAAGACTACATCAAGGAGGGTACGCCTTTGAGTGCGCCCGATTCAAATGGCATGAGCCATGTCGTGAAGTTTGCCAAGGTGCAGGCCAACGCAACCAATTCCGACACTGAAATTAAAGTCCACAAGGGTCACAACTTCAAGGTCGGTGACATCGTTTGCGCCGTCGAGAACGGCAAGGCATACGCCATCACCGCAATCGATGCTTCCAACAGCAGTTATGACGTTATCACGGTGGGTACCACACTCGCTGTGGCATTGACTGCGAACACCTCTTATATCTTCCAAGCCAAGACTGCAGGTGCAAGTGGCTCAAAACTGAAATACGAGCCGTTTGCCATCGTTGGCACCGGTAGGCTGGTGGAAGCAAATTCCAACATTGACACCGATGCTTGGGTGATGGCCGTCACCAAGGGCAATGCCCTTCCTGACCTCATTGCCAACAAGTTGAAGGGAATCATCAACTATGACTAAAAACTGACTAACAATGGCTACAGTAGTAAACACTCTTATCCAAGGGCTTGACGCACAAATGGTGCAAGCCCGCGTGAATTCGGTGGACGTGACCCCCTTCCTATTCGGAAGGCACTTCCCCGTCGTAAGAAAGACTGGTTTCGAGTGGAAGACCCTCACGAACCAACTGCAGAAGATGCACGTCGCCGCTGACATCCACACCGACAATGGTACGATTATCAGGAAAAAGCGTCCCATCTTCGAATCGGCACGTGGTGACATCCCGTTCATCAGCATCAGCCGCGACATGAAGCGTTCCGAAATCAAGGACTATCAGACCGCCTTGGCTATGGCTCAGGACAGCGACGCAGCCCAATTGGTGCGCTTCTGGGGCGAAGATGTGGACTTCTGTTTCATCGGCGTGCAATCCGAGTTGGAGTACATTGCCTGGGCTTTGGCCTCCAATGCTGGAAAACTCTCGTTCACGACCACGAACAACGCCACCTTCGCCAACGAGTTCGACCTTGACTATCAGGTCAACGAGGAAGTGCAGAAGAAGTACACTGGTACCAACTGGGGAACTGCCAACAGTGCGGATATTATCGGTGACCTTGCCAGCATCATTAAGACGGCTAAAGGCGATGGCATGAACCCGAAATGGGGCTTCGTCAACCTGAACACCTTCTACAAGATTTGCTCGTCCGAGCAGATTATCAAGAAGTGCGCCTCCTACATGCAGAACGCCGTGGGTATGGCCGAGACACCCGACCTCAATCAGGTGAATACCATGCTTGCCAAGCAGGCATGGCTGAACGGTCTCCAACTCATCGTGATTGACCAAAACATCACCCGCGAGTTCACGGACGGCAGCCAGACCAGCGGCAACCCGTTCTCGGATGACCGCATGATCCTCTCGGAGACAGCCATTCTCGGCTCGACCCAGTACGACATCCTTGCCGAAAACAACGATTCCATCATCCGTGTCGAGCGTGCACACACGGTCGTCAAGAAGTACGGTACGATTGAACCGAAGAGCGAGGTGACCATCGGCGAGGCTGACGCTGTTCCTGTTTTCGACACTGCATATCGCAATGTCTATGTGAAGACCGACGGCAACGCCTGGTCGTAATCCTCTAAAACGGCAGAATCATGGCAACGGTACTCGAATCATTGAAAAGCATCAGTTCCTACCCTATCCCGCAAAGGACCATCGAGGAGATTTCGGTGAAGCGCAATCTTACGCTGAATGATACCGTCTCTCAGAATATCCTCAAAAGCACGAACTACATGCTTGCCAAGGCAGACCTCCTGATGTGGCTGTCGCTTGCTCCCAATGTGTCGCAGGGCGGCCAAAACTACTCTTTCACCGACCAGCAACGCCTTCTGTTTCGGCAGCGGGCGAATGCCATCTACGACATGTACGAAGATGAGGAGATGGAAGTGTTGAAACCAGCCTATGGATATAAAGGGTCAAGGCTATGATCATCGAAAACGGGACGATAGAATTGCAGGTAACGGCGGGTGGCAGTTTGGACGAGAACGGCTATCCCGTCGCTCCTGTAAGAAGGTGGGGCGACCCAATCCCTTGCCAATACTATCCCGATAGGTACAATGCGCAAGGCCGAGTGAACGGCGAACATGCAACGCTGAGGGCATACATCATCCTGATAGAGTTGCAATCCGTCACTTCCGAGCGCATACGCCTGACGGATAGCGATGGCCATGTGGTTGGCGAGTTCCAAATCATATCGTCTGAACCGTTGCAAGCCGTGTGTCAGACAAGAATAACCGTATAACATTCGAAAAGATGCCTATCAAGCAGAAGACACCCCAGGCACAGGTTGACGCCTATCTCGAAAAGAGGATCCGTCAAATCGACAAGGCCATCATCCGAGAGTTCCTCATCATCGGTGAGGAAATGCTGAACATTGCCCGAGACACCAACAAGGCTGGCACTTTCAAGGACCAGACTGGCAACCTGCGCAGCAGCATGGGATATGCCGTGTCCGTTGACGGCAAATTGGTCAAAAAATCGGATTTTGAGGTTGTCAAAGACGGAAAGGAAGGCCATGATGAGGGTCTCAAATTCGTCAAGGACGTGTCTGTCAGAATCTTTGACGGAAACGGCATTGTACTTGTGTTCGTGGCCGGAATGGACTACGCCATGTATGTGAAGAAGAAGGGTTACGATGTCATTGACAGAGCGACTTTATACGGTGATTCAGCCGTGCAAAATCTAATCAACAAATTGAAACTGAAAGTGAAATAGTCATGGCAAAGACCGAGAAGGAAATAGTCGGCGACATCATTAAAATGGTGAAATCCCACCCAATCGCTCGTCTGGTGAATGGCGAAGTGTACCGCAAGGGCTACCGTCCGCGTGACAGCCGCAGGGAAGATATCGTGGTAATACTTACCACAGGGATTCCAAACCAGATTGAGGAAGGAGTGGTTACCATACATGCCTATGTCCCCGACATTGAATTCAACGGCGTTATGGTCGAGGACGGCGCAAGGTGCGATAAAATCGAACGCGCCATGACCGAATTTGTCGAGAGTCTCAATACCAATGGCTCTTGCTACAAGTTCAAACTGCAAGCCACCGTTTCAACGGAGGAAGCACCCGAAATCGAACAGCACTTTGTCGTAGCCATGCTTCATTACAAGTATTTCAAAGGTTGATATTTATGTAACAAACAGAATGTATAACTCTTAAAACTAATTTATTATGAATATTTCTTGGGGAAAATGCACTGTTGAGTACACAACATCGACCAATGGTGCTCCAGCACAGAACGCGGAGTGGGAAAAACTTGAAACGCCGAAAGAGAACACTACGAAACTCTCTACCACGTCAGGTGAGAAAAAGGAAGCCAAGGAAGAGGGCGGAGGTGTGATAGACCGTCGCAAAGCCAAAAACACCTACACTCTTGAGTTCGACTTGTTCTACAAGAAGACCACGCATCCTCCCTTCTCCCATGACGATGGTATAGTGGCTGGCAACTTTGCCTTCCGCGTCACTCCTGAAGACGCAACCTGTATCGGCATCCAGATTGACAACTCCATCGTGAGCGTTGAGGATTCCTACTCGACTGAGGACGGTATTCTCATCCATGTCGTCGTGGATTGCCTGAAGCCTGCAAACGGCAACACCGTGAAGTATCAGGTGATCAGTTAGCGAGTACTAACTTGGTGAACTACCTTTCAGTAGTTGGTTGTCAGTGTAGCTCAGTTGGTAGAGCGTGGTGCGTAATGGATTACTGGCAATAGCGTACCGTAAAAGCCAGTACGAGGGTCGGCGGTTCGAGTCCGCCTTCTGACACAGAAAATAGCGGAAATCTAAATAAAGACATACGAGCATGAGTAAAAAGACGATGGAAACAAAAGTAGCCGAGACAATCCTTCAAAAATTAGATGAAGTGAATGTGGGCGGTAAAACTTATACAATAGCGCCGCCAAGCACAGCGACGCTTATTTTGGTATCTGAAACCGTTTCAAAGATGCCGCAGGTAACCATGGATGACAAAGATAATTGAAGAGTCACTTAAATACGCGAAGGATTTCGGACCGTATGACGGCGAAATAGCGGCTATCCTTATTCTTGGCGCACGTCACCTCAAAGAGACGGTAAAAACGCAAGAGAAGCGTGAGAAACGCCGTTTCTTCGGCATATTCAAGACCTATGAGGAGGTTGAGGTTGAAACCATTGTTGACCGCAAGGCTGAGCTTGTTGAACGGCTTCTGAACGACATCCCTCCGAAGGAACTGCACGCGCTTGTTGCGCTGCTGCTTCGCAAGATGCAAGTGGCAGATTTTTTCGCGCTTACCACTTTCCTCGTAGGGATAAACATAATCCAGCCGACGAAAGTGGGGACAGAAGCGACAGCATCTGGGCAGTAGTATCAGGGACGGCCAAGGCCTTTGGGCTATCGATTGAATATGTGCTATATGACATGTCATACGCCAACCTAATCCTATATGGTGCCACTTTGCCATCATACAACAAAAAGAAAAGAGGCAAAGGAGATAGTTTGAACAACAGCGAAACCATAAACGCCGACGATCCAAGAAACAACGATAAAATCATTGCATTGATTTCAGAGATGGAATAAAAACCACAAACGCCATGGAAGAAAACGGTAAAATATACTACGGAACAGGTATTGACAACTCGCAGTTGAAAATAGATGCCGATGAAAGTAAGCGCATATTGCGAGGCATTGGCAACGAGGCAGAAAAAGTAGGCGAGCAGGCCGATGCCTCCATTTCCAAGGCGACTGACTCACTATCCAAATTGTCTGGCATGGTCGGCGTGGCTTTCGGCATGGCAGGAGTTAAGCAGTTCGTAAGCAAAGTGTTTGAGGTGCGTTCCTACTTTCAAGACATCAACAGCACTATGGAAGTATTCCTCGGGTCCCAAAAAAAGGCCGCCGAGTTCACGAACCAACTGAAGGATTATGCCTACTACAATATGTTTGAGTTCGCCGACCTTGCGGACGCAAGCAAGCAACTCATTGCCTATGGCAACGACATCAACAAAGTAATCCCTATCATTGACAAACTATCAAACATTGCTACAGCAACAAAAGCCCCGCTGAAGGAATTGATAACCCTGTACAACAAGGCCAAGTCAACAGGAAAGGTTGACACTGCATTGCTCGACAGCTGGGCGGCAAAAGGCGTTGTCATAAAAGACACGCTGAAAGAAATGGGGGTTACTGCGGTAGGTACCAGCGTTAGTTTTGACCAATTGAACATGGTGCTTGACCATCTGACAGGTGAAGGTGGTCGTTTCCATGACCTTATGCTCAATCAGATGGATAACCTTTCTGCATCGATGGGGCAGTTGGAAGATAACTTGGCGTCAATGTGGAACGAGATTGGCGAGAAAATGCAGGAGCCCATGAAGAAAGGTCTTGACCTTGCAAGTTATCTCGTTGAAAACTATGAAGTCGTTGGCGAAGTATTGAAAGAACTGGTCATTGCTTATGGTACATATAAAGCGGCTTTGATTGTATGCAATTCACTACAGGCAGTCAATGTCGCAATAACAGCCGCACAAGCCGCTGGTGTCGCCAAACTAACAGCCGCAGAAGTTATTCATTACGGATGGTTGGTCGCCCAGGAAAAAGCTCAAAAACTATTGAATCTGGCCATACTGAAAAACCCTTATGTTTTGGCTGCCGCTGCCATTGCTGGACTTGTGGTTGGCATGTACAAATACATTCACGTGGTTGACAAGACCAATGAAGCCCTGAAGGACCATAATTCCATAATGGAGGAAATGGACAATGCCTATGAGCAAGAAGGGGCAAGAATTCAGCAATTGATTGGCAAATTGCAAGATGAAACCACATCCCGTATTGAGCAAATTGAAGCCATTGACGAACTGAAGAAAATGTTTCCTGGCCTGTTTGAAAAGTATATCGACGAGAAAGGGCACATCACCGATATCATAGAACTACAGAAAGAACTGAATAAACAGCGTTCTTTGAACAGGCACAAGGAAGAAAGTGATTTGCTCGACGAGTACGAGCGAAAGTTAAAAGACTTCAAACTACTGCAAGATGCCAATAATAATGGTGTGGATTGGGCTCGCGCAGGTACCACCGAAAATGTCGCTACCCTGACTAAAGATCGTCCAATTTGGAAGAGCAACAAAGCCTATGTTGACGAACAGGTTTCCTATTGGACCGCTATGGTAAATGAGCAAAGAAGAATCGTCTCCAAAAACAAAGAAGAGGAATGGGAAGCCAGGCTGAAAGAGGCCACAGACGATGAACTGGAGAGATTGCGGTCTCAATATGATAATTTTGAGGAAAAATACGGTTTTGCCATGAGTGAGTTTGATGCCAAGCAACTCGCCCAAATTGAGGCTGAGATTGCCAGCCGTGGCAAACAAACCGAGACGAGGAACAAGGCCTATTGGGAAAACTTCAAGAAACAAAAGGAAGCGGAATTGGCCGATTTGACAGATGCGGAACTAACAAGCGAGAAAGCGGTCGAAATCAGAAAGCAGATTGCAGAGGCTGAAAAGAAGATTGCCGCCTATTCCGTCTCATACAAAGAGAGTGCCAAGACTGCGGATGAAACGGCAGAGCGCAAATCAAAGATTGATGACTATGTGCGTGCCAGGACAAAAGAAGAGCAGGATGCGGAATTTGAGATAAGACAAGCCGCCATCAACGCCCAGAAGGAAGGCTTCAACAAACAGATACAACAGGCGCAGTTGGACTATGACCGGCTTATTGCCGCCAATAAGGAACGGCAAAGGCAGATGGTTGAGCGGATGAGGGACGAGAAACTGAACGAATGGATGATTAGCCATCCGACAGCCACGAAGGAACAACAATTGGCATTCCGTGCCACAATTTCGGAAAACGACCTAACAGAAGGCCAGAAAGCAATCATCGAGCAGTACGAGAGATTGGCAGCCGAGATGCAGCAAAAAGCCATTACGGAAGCATGGGAAAACATGCTGATTGAATATGGTGACTATACGGAACAGAGAAAGGCCATCGACGAAAGGTATTACGCAGACATGGAGGCTTTAGAGAACTTGTATCTCAAAGCCAGGACCGATGATGAGAAGCAAGCATTGTCCGACCTTATGAACGATGTCAAAAAGACTCAAGCCAAGGCAATCCTCCAACTCTCCATATCCACGATTGACGCAACTGCCTATGCTTCTGTCGAGGAGAAGATGGCCGCCATCAATGCGGCATATCAGGAGTACATCAGCAATTTGGAAACTGCAGGTGCAAGTGAGGCCGAAATCAACGAGGCAACAGCAGAACAGGTTGAACTGACTGGCAAACTTACAACCTTGAATGCCAAACTTGCTGAAATAGAAACCCGTATTCGCAACTTGCAGCAGGGAGGAACTGACAAGGAAGGTAAGACGCTTAGCGACCTTCTGAAGATGAAAGCGGAAGTAGAAAGCCAACTGAAAAGTGCTGAAAGCAAGTCGTTCAAAGAGTTATGGAATGCCCAGAAAAACACCCTTGTTGCAAACAGCATTGATCAGGTGACGGATTCATTGTACAGGCTTGCCGATGCCTCAGGAAGCCTCAATGCTGAACAGGCTGCAGACTTCATGTCTTCATTGTCGAAAGGATTGCAAGGCTTCCAAAGCGGTGCCTTTATTGGATTGCTTATCGCTGGTATCGAAGACACCATTGCCCAGATAACGGATGCCGTCGTAGCAGTAGAGGCTATTGAATCAGCAGTTAACGATGCAAAACTTGACAAGTGGAAGGCTGACATGGAGTCCTTGATGGAACAGGGCAACGGTAGCATCTTTGGCACAGACAGTCTCGCCAATGTCAATGGAATGGTGAGTGTGTTGGAAGAGGCCAGAAAGAAAATGGAAGACCTGAACGGTGAGGCACAGGAGTTCGATTACTGGGATTTTAACCGTGTTCTTGAATGGACCAATGCTTTGAGTTGGCGCAACTGGGCAGACATTTTTGGTGCTGAAACACGAAACAATGTGAACACTTATTTTGATGCCATCAACAAGGGATATACTGAGTTGGAAGCTCATGTGTTCAGAACCAACAATCATGGTTGGCTGTTAAATTTCTTCGGTGTAGATGACGAGTATACGAGCTTTAAGGATCTTACTGAAAAACTTGGCTACGAGATGTACGATGAGTTCGGAAACCTCAATAAGGATGCATTAGAAGCCATTCTCGAAGCATACGGCGACCAACTCAGCGATGAAGATAAGGAGTGGCTGGAGAAAGCAATAGCATACTGCGATGAATACAAGAGCGCCATGGAAGGTATCGCAGAGTATTTGAGCAGCCTATTCGGACAAGTCGCTGACACGATAGCGGACAACTTCATCAACTCGTTCCTTGAAAGCGGCGAAGCTGCGGCCAAGTTCGGCAATGTGGTGTCTGATGTTGCAAAGTCGATGGTGAAGGACCTCATCAAATCAAAGATACTTGCTGCCTTGGATCCTTTTTCTCAGCAACTGCAAGATATAATGGCTGGTGATGGCACTCAGGATGAAAAGATTGCCGCAATGATGGCGGTGTTCGCATCAATGCAAGAAGCAATGGATGCTCTAACGCCTGAAATGCAGGCCATTCTTGAATCATACCAACAGTTTTTTGAAATGGGAGACTCGGAGCGTGAACCATCATCGAGAGGCATCGCACAGGCCTCGCAAGATAGTGTTGATGAACTCAACGGACGCATGACCGCAGTGCAAGGCCACACCTACTCCATCAGTGAGAACACCATCCTCATTCAGCAGAACACGGCCAACATCATGCAGAGCGTGATGAACATAGAGCGCGATGTCAACGACATGGATAATCGTATCTACAGCATGGAGACCATGACCACGCAAATGCGCAATACGCTTGACGATTTTAGACAAAACGGTATTAGAATCAGATAACGGACGAAAGGAAAACATCATGCCATATAGAGACATACCACCCGATCCTCCCGAGCCACAAGTTGAGCCTTTCACCTTGTCAGGAAGGCTTGACATAGACGAGTACGATGCTTATGACGAATGGGGTATTTGGGTGACAGGTGAACTTGAAAGCCTTATCCAATGGCCTAAGATGAAGCCTGTTACTGAAACCACTTGGCAAGAAAGCGATGGCGTAGAAACCGACCTCTCGGACCCGAAATTGGCAAGCCGTAACCTGACACTCAAATTTGCAATGAAAGACTGTTCTGTAACAGCCCTGAAAGAATTTGTTGCGTATCTGAAATCATCCGTTTACCACACTTTCACATTCAACAGCCTTGGCGGGCGCACATACGCGCTTCGTCTTCTTTCCTATGCAAGCCTCGACTATGCAGCTGAACTCGGTTTTCTCGCCGTGAAATTCGCCGACGACACGCCTCTTCCCGAATATGAGTATTTGGCTCCCGTAAGTTCGATAGAGTCGCTCGATGAATACAAGATTGACGGAAAGAAATTGACCGACTACGGTGTCCGTGTATTGCAAGGAAGCCTTTCGGAAGTGCTGAAACATGGTAATATCAAAGAGGCCATGAAGCGTGACATCAAGGTTTTGAATGGAGTTATTTATGACGATGAGGCCG